AGAATCCATGCAGCCTTGGCTGGCAAGGTGCTTCGTATGGCAGCGCTGGACCATCTAGATTTGCCCGAGTTAACTTATAACGACATTATGGTAGATCTACCCCCAAAGGCTAGAAAACTGTACGACGCCTTTGAAAACGACCTGACCGTGGAATTGAATAGCGGGAATGTAACTGCAGTCAACGCCGCCGTGGCCGTAATGAAAGGCCAGCAAATTGCCAATGGTGGTTCTTACTTAGATGATGATGGAAGCGGCGATGCTAGAACAAGTATACACCTTCATGATGCGAAGACGGAAGCGGTTCTCGATCTGGTCGAGGAGCTATCAGGCCAACCTTGCATCATCGGTTATCATTTTGCGCATGACCTCGAGAGGCTTAAAGGTGCCTTTCCGGATGCGCCTATCATTGGCAGTGGGGTCATTGGCCATAAACTTGATTCTATTATTAATGATTGGAACGCCGGTAAGATACCTGTTCTTTTGGCTCACCCTATGTCGGCGGGTCACGGTCTTAACTTACAAGGTACTGGACATGCAGTCATCTGGTATTCGCTGACTTGGAGCCTTGAGGTCTACGAGCAGTTTATTCGCAGACTCTGGAGGCAGGGTCAAAAGAATCATATTGTCGTGCATCACATCATGGCTAAAGACACCATTGATGAAGCCATCATGATGGCCATCAGGCGAAAAGATAAAACGCAGCAAACTTTGTTAACCGCAGTGCGTGACTACGTTAATCGTGATACAATCAATCCCGTTGACCATTGAAAGGAATTTATATGCAATTTATGCCTATTGTCGAAAGACCTAACCCCATCCAACAGGAAGATACTGACATGTCAGAAGCAAAGCTACGCGCCCGTGCAAACAAAAAAGCAATCATTACTTTGGTTGCAGAAACCAACCCAAAGCGTAACAACACGTTGTCACGTGAACGTTTTGCTTTGTACCGCACTGGCATGACAGTTGCTGAATACATCCAAGCAGGTGGCAGATCAGGTGATGTGAATCACGACGCTGCTGAGGGCTACATCACGCTTGCATTGCCATGAATATCTTAATTACCGGCGTTACAGAGACGCATACCAACCATCCGCAGCGTGCAAGCTCTACCAAGTTTGTTTCCATCCCTGAATTGATGGCATCAGCTTTTGGTCGCATGGGGCATCACGTTGATCATCGTGCCGTTACATCAGGTGAAGACCTTTCTCGTTACGACAAAGTGTTTGTGTACCTATACCCCTTGGATCACAATGCTTTGAACCCTGATGGTGCCTTGTGGGCCTTAGAAAGCCGCTTTGATGCGTATGTTTGCCTTGATGATTGGGCTTTCCAAAAGATCCTACCATCATGGGAAAGTAAGATTGCACCCGAATCATTGTGTGAGCATACATGGATTGCGCCGTTATTTCCATGGGGCAGCACACAAGCCATGGGTTTGCCAGTAGAAGACATTATTGCATGGGATCCAAGCCCGCTGTATGAAATGCCTGCTGTGCATCAAATGTCTTGGGATCGTCGTAAAACCGAGTGGTACAACGCATCACTTTCAAAAGAGGCGCATGATTGGGCTACGGCTCAGCACCTTGCATGGCCTATTCACAGTGTGGGTGGCAAGGCACTAGGTCAGCCTAGAATCCTTGAGTCCGATGTTGTTTGGCAGTACGGCAGCTACAAAGGCGTTCTTTGCCCTACGTATAAGCATGCAGGCTGCGGCTGGTGGCGTGTTCGTTACTTGCACGCTGCACATGCCGGCTGTGTTCTTGGCGGCGACCCCAAGGAGCTTGGTGTTATTGATGCATCGTATGATTACACACTCCATGAATTAGAAAGCATGGATGATTACCAACTTCAACTGACTGCAGCGCAGCAGGCTACTTACTTGCGCACCGCGTCGCTTGAAGACACACTATCAAAACTTGAGGGTATCTTAAATGATCGTAATTCTAGAAGGGGCTGATGGCGGGGGAAAGACTACCCTGTCAGAGACCTTGCGACAACGATTGCAGAAGGACAAGATGACCCATGTCGTAAAGCATGGCCCATATAAAGGTATGAATACCGAGGACCTTTGCCGTACGTATTTTCGTGGCATGACAGCGGCATTGACCTACGATGACCACGTCATCATGGATAGGTCATGGCTGTCTGAGCCAATCTATGGCAACGTGTATCGCAAAGGCGACAACCGGATTGACATGCCGCGCCGTAGAATGTTAGAGCGTGCAGCCTTGGCACGCGGTGTTGTGGTTATTCATTGCCAACCTGATTTTGAAGTGTGTATGCAAACATTCAAAGATCGTATTGAGGATGAGTACTTGGACAACATTAAACAATTGGAGCAAGTGTATGAAGGCTACGCCTCGCTGCCTATGGATACATCACTGCCAGTCATCACCTACGACTATACCAAAGATGATATAGAAGAGTTGTTCATCAAGCTTGCAACCAAGACAATGACTAACAAATCATCCGGTGGCGGCGCCTTTGTTGAAGGCAATACACTAATGCTTTGCGATAAGGGGCCTCGTACAAATGTTAAGTCCACCGCAGCCGTGGTGCCTTTCATTAACTTCTTGGATAATGATGGCCCTAGCAGAATGCTGGCTGAAACCTTGGAGCGTGAGAATGTACCTGAAACTGGTTTGTATTGGGTTAATACTCAAACTTACCAAGGCACGCCCATGGATTCAGCCTTCATCAAACAGCTAAAGCCAAAACGTATCTACGCCCTTGGCAACAATGCCTACACGTGGGCATTAAACAATGAAGTGCCGGTAATTAAATTACCACCGCCTTTGTATCACATGCAACACTATCCCGACCAACCCTATTTAATTACGGAAGCTGATTATGGAAATGCTGATTCGCAATGAGCCTGAGCTCATTAGTCTTTACAACGTGCTGCAGCAGCATGGCACATGGACAAGCCCACGCGGTGAAAAATGCCTTGAGATTGAAAACTTTACTTACACGGTCAACCCCTTTGTAAGGTTCAATTCATTCAAAGGTCGTAACTTTAATGTGAAGTACCTTAAGCGCGAAATGGCTTGGTACATCAATGCTGATCCGTATGATCTTAGCATTGCAGAGCATGCTGCGCAGTGGGGCAAGATCGTTGCCAACGGTAAGTTGAATAGCAACTACGGCAGTTATTGGTTTGGCAAACACGGCGTTACGCACATTGCAAAGCTGCTTACGCAGGATCCAATGTCCCGCCGTGCTGTGATTCCAATGTATGGCACTGACATAGACCATATGGATATAGAGGCAAAAGATGTTCCATGCACTTTGGCCATTGAGTTCCGGATCAGGAATGGCAGATTGAACGCCAGAGCTATCATGCGTAGCCAAGATATTCTTTGGGGCATGGCAAATGACTTGCCAACTTTCAGCTTCCTGCAGGAAATTGTGGCTAACTTGGTTGGCGCTGAGATGGGAACATTGACAATATCAGCTGGCTCATTCCATGTCTATGAATCTCGATTGACCATGTTCAATGACATCATCAACGCCAATTTGCACTTGCCAGTTGAAGATAAGCCTCCACGTATCAACCGGTACGAGGCCTATATTTTGGCAGGCAAATCCATCAACCCTACTTTTGAGTTTGCAAAATGGCTATCGAACGTGTAGATTTATCATTCGCTGTTCAAAAAGAACTTAGAATATTTGTTTTTGAACTTATTCGTGACGGCTATCAAATGGAGGATATATTGACGGCATTGGCCGCTCTAAAAGTGGAAATGGCTTCGGCCATGGTTTGGCAAGATGTAATAAGTACAAAAGACGTGATATAATTCACGTTATGGGATACCCCCATACTTTGTAAATTGACTATTGAAAGGAATTGAAATGTTACCTAAAATTCGTTGGACACCAGTAGAGCGCAACCTCGTCATTGAGACTGCGGTAACCTTCTACAATGAAGGTACCTACAGCCCCATTGCAGCAATCAGACAAGCTCAGCAAATTGTGCTACTGTCTAACCGCCGCCGTACGCTTGCTAGCCACTCAGCAGCGCCTGACTTGATCAAGTTGCTCAAGCAAAAGGCGGCGCAGAAAGTGCCAAAGCAAAAGGTGGTGGAAACTACCACACCTGTGGAAATAATGCCTCCAGCGCCACAGGAAGTGGTTAAAACCGGTGCACCAGTTGATCTCGTTGAGCAGTTGGTGAATACTATTACACAACGATTCATTCTGGGGCTTCGTGAAAGCCTGCAAGTTGCTGTTAAAGAGCTTGAGCATGAGTTTAAGATTGAAAAGCACAATCCAACGTATGGCGCATCTGGCAAGACATTGCCTAAGATAGTCATCATTGGGTTGCTGGGTGATCAGGTCCACGCCATCACCAAAGAATTCTCTGATCGGTACGAGGTAAAATGTATTGACACCGACAGAGCCATGGGTATGTCACCGCCACAAGCTAATGCGTACCTTTTGATGAAGAACTTCATCAACCACCCGCTGTACCACAAGTACCAAGCATTCCCTAATCATGTTTTAATAGATGGAGGTATGTCAACCCTTCGCATGTGGCTCAATACTAAAGGACAAGACTTATGACAACCGAGGATTTTGTGTATACACCTTCATCAACTTGCATCACCGAAAGATGGCGCCGCGTTTACAACTGGGTTCCTCCATCCGAAGATCCTGCCTACGTTAAAAAATGGTATGACTTTAGGTCGCGGTCTGCCAGAGGCATTGAAGCACTTGACCAACCTATCGAGGTGCCTCAGTTCATCTCCATTAAGAAGTGGAAGAAGCAATGAAGCAACCAATAGATATGGTTAAACTGTCGTATGACGACTGGGTGGATCTACTCACGCAAACTAATCATTTGGAATTGCTAAGTAACCCATACGACGTGTGGATTGAGGCTTTCCACGTGGGTAGTATCTTGGAACGTAGGAACTGCGCGTATCAAATACGCACAAGCATGGGGCTGGTTTCTTCAGAAGACTTTGATGATGACACGACTATGTCGGTCACCGATGTTAAGCAAATGCAAATAGGCTTACTTAAGAAAGTCTTGGAGATCTTGGAGCCTACCGCACAGACCCCGGCGGTTCCGATGGTGGAGGTAAAGCCATTGGATTGACAGTAGGCGCTGCAGGCTCATTATACTTATCCAAAGCATACTGAGCTCCTGTGGCGCCTAAGCCTAAGGCAAGCCCTGGAATTTGAAGCCCTGGGACCATAGACATTAAACCGCCAGCGCCGGCCAAAGCTGATAGCACCATGCCAGAGCGGTCGCCATTCATGTACCGCTGATAAGCTTCATAAAAGCTCATACCAGCTCCTGCACCGCCTAAGGCGCCGCCAACAAGAGGCGCTTTGGCAACATTTGCCAACTTAGACATTGGCCCTGGAGTTGCATCAGCCAAGCGTTTAGCAGCAGCGGCTTCGGCAGCTGGTGTAGCAGCAGCTCTTGCAGAAGTGGCAGCCTCGGCTTCCTTGCCTTGTCTAATAAGTCTATCCACCAAAGACTCTTTAATTTGCCCAGGCTCACC